GGAGTTTTCCTTTGAACTGCGTTGTAACGTAGTTTGCAAAACTGTCAATCTCTTGTCGAGCACCCGTAGTATCCATTGCAACTTTTTGCTTTAGGATTGTTTGAACTTCACTTGGAGTGCCAAGAATCTTATCGATATATGCTTCGGCCTCTTTACCCGTGTATCCCAAATCATCAGCCAGTTTTACAATTTTTGCGCGTTGGTCTTCCCAATACTTGTTTACATCGCCACCCTCATCGCGGACGGCTTGGACACCCTTGAGGATGGCATCACGGTAGTCAAGAAGTTCTGTCTTAGCACCATCAATCTGTTCTTGATTGCCCTTGAGTGCGTCAGTATGCCCCGCCACATATGCCTCTGCATCACGGAATGCTTCGTTGAGGTTGATTTGTGCACGCTCGGAGTCCACAGCACCCTGAGTAATACCGCTAAGAGCCTCACTCATGGATGGGATTAGACCAGCAGCCTCAAGCGCGGCGTCTCCGACAGTTCCCATAGCCACAGCAACAGCATCACTCTCGGTGCCCGCCATTCCCATTGTCCGTGCAGCGTCTTCCATCTGACTCTTGAGTTCTGGCATCTCATTCAAAAGGTTGAGCGTCTCTTCTTTAGAAAGGTTCTGACCTTTGGTGAGAAGTTGGTACCCCGCATACGCTTGGTCTAATGGAAGGGATGCTAGGGTTGTTCCATACTCTTTTATGGCATTGTTAGCATCGACAGTCTGCATTGCTATGTCGTTGAGTGGGAGATACTGTCCCCATTCAGCCATCGCTGCCGACTGCCTACCAGCATCACTGACAAATCCTTTTAGGTTGCCAAGAATGCGCTGAGTGCCATCTTCAAACTTTGCTCTAGTCTCAGGGTTACCAAAGCCAATTTCCCAGAATGTCTCCTTCTTGACAAGGTCACCCAGCAATTGAACACGGTCTTTTGCAACCGTAATAGTTTGAACAAAATCTTCTGTAGACGCAGCCGTACTTTGAATGTACTTGTCAAGTTCATAGGCACCAATAGCGACAGCAGTAATAACTGCCGCCACGGCAAGCAAGACTGGATTAGCCGCTAAAAGTGTAGTCTCGAGTGCCATTACAAGCGTCGTTACTGAGCCAAGTGCACCACCAAAGGTAATAAAAGCACCAGTAATTACTTCAACAGCAAACGCACCAATTTTCCACGCAGTATTAAGCGCAAGAATAGTAGCAAGAAGCGGACCAAATGATTCTAAGAATGCTTGGACAGGGCGTGACTCGACAATATCGAGAAACACCTGGGCGATGCCAGACAGCGTGTCAAAGTACGCATTAATTTGGTCTGAGTCAGTGAACGCGTCAGCAATTTTTATGAGAAGAACAATAAGACCTGCAAATGACGGACCTGAGTCAGCAAGTTTATTGAGGATACTGCCAAGAGCGGGCGCACCCTCTTTAAGAATATCAAAGGTCCTGCCGATATTCTGATTTGTGCCAAGTTCAAGGAACACCTTGCCCAGAGCACCAAGCGAGGAGAGAATGCTCTTGGTGTTCTCGTTTACTTCATAGAAATACTGCTTGAGTCCGTCGGGACCAAACAAATTAGAATCTCGAAGGTCATTAGCAGCCTTGAGACCATCTCCCATCCACTTCACAAAATCGTACCCCGGTGAGTCCTTGCCAAGGTTTACCCCGATGAGTTGACCAATGTATCGGAAAATTTCACCGAACAGGTCACCAAATACGGCAGCAGACTCTCCAGCCTTAGTAAAGAAGTCTGTGAGTTTGTTTTCGCCCAAATCATCTAGGTACTTGTTGAAGTCCGTAAATGCGTCACGAATAAAGCCAACAAAACTTTCTGCAACAGGAGCAGCAGCGTTAATAATTTTTATAGACGCTTGAAACAACTGACCAAGTGCATCTGAAATTGGCCCAATAAGTTTTGCACTATTCGAGAACAACTTTTTGAACATGTCGAGTCCCTCAGCAGAACTCAAGAAATTAGATATATTCTCGGCAGCCTTACCGAGTTCTCCGCCAATTTTAGCGAGACCATCGCCCATAGTGGGAAGGACGTTTCTTGCAAAATTTGTTATTGCATTGCCGAGTAGTGGCAGGAACGCAGCAGCGACCTGCTCCTGCACTGCTTTAAATAGTGGCTTGAGTTTTAACATTTCAATGACAAACTCTTTTTGCGACTTTGTCAAGTTTTGGAATAGAGTAGAACCACCGCCAGGAGTTGACTGCTCCCTAGCCTTTGCTAATGCACGTTCGGCTTCAATCTGCTGACGAAGTCCATCACGTACTACTCGTGCAAGGTTGGCTTCAGCATCAGCAAGGTCTTGACGAGCACTAATTACTGCTTGAGTACCTTCGACGCCACTTTGACTATACTTTTCCTGCTCTTTGGCAAGGTCAGCGTTCTTATCTACTGCCTCACGGTACTGAAGTTCTGCTTGAGCGAAAGCAAGTTCAGCCTCACGACGAATACGCGAGTTTGGTGGGAGGTCTTGTACACGGGCGAGTTGCTCTCGAGCCCGTTCAAGGTCCATCCCAGCACCAAGTTCAGCCAAGGCAGCCTCCTCGGCTGCGAACCCAAGTTGCTGGAGTTCTTCTCGTCCAGCGGCGAATGCGTCATTAAGATTATTTTGTGCTTCAGTTACACTTTTATTGGCACTGATGAGGGCTTCTTGATTGCCCTCAATTACTACTGCCAGACGTTCTTGCGCTGCTCGGATAGCATCCGTATTTTTAGCAGCAGCCCCGCCACCCTTGCCCATCTGACCGAGGGCCTGCATGACCCCGCCCATAGCAATCTTGGCTGACAGCATCGCTAAACCAAAGGTGGCAAATACGTTACCTAGAACAACAAGAGAGGCTCCAGCAGCGCCCGCAACTCCAATAAGAGAGCCCAGTGTGCCGATAACGGCAGAAATTGCACCAACAATTGTGGCAATAGCGGGGCCTAGTGCGTAGCCAGTCTTGGTCAGTTTTTGAAACTTTTCCCGCGCAGCGATGGCTTCTTTAGCCGTCTCTCCCAACTCGCCCTTCAACCCCTTAAGTTGGTTTTGCGCTGCAAGTGTGATGACTTTGACTATAATACTGGCTGAGCCGACGTTAAATGCCATGACTATCCCACAGGGCCATCGAGAATGTTGCCCAGTGCCGATACATCAGTAGCAGGAACAAATGGCTTAACAGTCTGATTTTTCATTGGGTCAACAGGAGTGATGTCAGAAAAATCATCGTCCCCAGAGTAGTCTTGAGCACCACGCTCTTTATACTCGTAGCCATAAGTGGTATCGTAAAAGATTTCGTAAAGTCTCGTACGCATGCCAGAGCGGGTGTGAGCGAGTTCTGCACTAGCGTACTCGTTGTCTTGCTCAAAGAAATAGTGGATGACATCGAGCATGTCGGCTGTCTCCATGTTCTTCAAGTCCAATCCAAGTGTTAGGGCTTTTCCATTGACGAAAGGCCAGAGGTCAACCGCCCAGGTTAGGAGGCCTCTGGCTGCTTTTCCGGGCGGTTGGTGTACGACTCCATCAGCCAAGTAACGATTTCAGAGAGCATCTCAACCGTGACAATACGCTCAGGGTCTTCAGCGAGAACCTCAAAACGCTTGTAACTGTCTTCCTTCAAAACTGAACGGAAAAACTTATTGATGAGACCAGCGGAGACAGCAGTGTCATCGCTTGACGAGTCAACAACAAAGTCAAGCATCGTCTTACCGGGAAGGTGCGGGTGGCACTGAAACTCTTCGTCAAAAAGACGGAAGACGATAGGCTCGTCGCTATTTTTGCCAGCGCCTGAACCAAAATCTTTGAAGCGTGCAGTCATTAGGTGTTTCTCTTTCCTGTTATGTGTACTGTTGTAGACCAATGTCTCTTGTTCTATTGTACAGTATACGACACGCTATGTCCCCGACTTACAACTTTCGAAAGTGTATCAACTGGGCACTAAGGTACGGATTTTGCTTAGTTCCTGGGTGCATCACAGATGTACGGAAAACAACAACACCACGCTGACTAAATCGAAGTGCTTTTGCTCGATTAGGACGAATGACGTGACGTCGAGTACCCTCATGGTGCATATACGCATGACGTGCACTAGCCTTTAGTCCAACGTACTGACCCGTGTAGTTTCTGAGGTGGTACCACGAAATACTACTACGAAGACGACCAGTCTTTACGCCAACCATACTTTTAGCGCCCGCTAATGCCAGAGGTCTCTTTGCCTCTAGGCGCTTCCAAATTTCTCCCTGCGGTCCATTTAAATACTGGTCTACAGTAAGTTTATCTGTTGTGATTTTAATGTCAAGATTGAATGACATAACCATTAGGGAACCGCCATTGTAATCTCAAGATTATTTGTGTAGTACCCACCCTCGGGCCCGTCAGTCGATAGTGTTGCAATAACACCAAGACCGTAGCCCGTGTCATCCCACTGGTCTAGGTCATTTATAGATTGCATCAAAACCCATGCATCTACGGCAGCAATCTCCGAACTCTCAGAAATCTTCTCGGGCAGAGGGGCTCGGCCCTGAGTGCCAACCGTCGGCACCTGACGAGAAATCATTATGTTAAGCGTGGCACTACGAGGATTGTTGCATCGACGTGGCTCATTGGCTTGGTCTCCAGGCGACCCCAAGTACATCTGAACAAACGAGACAACTATTTGCTCACAGTCAATCGCTGGTTGCCCCATCATCCAATAGCGTCGCGCGGGAAGCGGAACACCGTACGACTCAAAAATTGCGACAACACGACTGAGGACGCCATCCATCATAACCTTTAGGTCAAGAGCGCCCTCGTCGATGTCATAATCAGCGAGTTTGACGTAGGACATTGTTACTCCTCGTCTGCTACCTCAACCTCGGCCTCAACGACCTCGGCTACGGGCTCAAAAACGCGCGGGGCAACCTTCTCGGGGGCAAAACGCTGAGGTGCAACAGGAGTGGCGGGCTTTGCGTTGGGCATGTCACCAGAGGTGAAGTTTGTCATAGCCATGTGTTTTTCCTAACTTATGAAAGTGAAATCTGGAGGTTTCCAGAAGCCAATGCTACTAGTGTACCGTTCTTCTCTGCATACAAGTCCCATACGCCGGGGTCTACTGCACGCAGGACGTTATAGGCATCTGCGTAGTTGACAGTCACCCCAATTGTCTGAGCGCCAGTATTGAGAACTACCTGAGAAGAGGGAACAACCGCTGAAATAGTCTGAGTCCAGTTATAGACCGTCACCCTCAAATTCCAACCTGCTTCAGAGAGCAAAAATGCACCACCGACGCTTGCAAGGGAGAGTGTGACAGATTTAGAACCACCCGCAGGAACCTTGAGGTCACGTGCTGACACGGCTAATTTTATGGGCTTCGGATTGTACCTACGACCCCTAGGAACGTCTACAGAGAAGACTCGTGACCGCTGAGAGGCCTTTGCGGGGTTGGCAGTCTTGAGGAACAAATCAACCTCATAGACACCAGTCTTGATGTCATCGATGAAGTCTTGGGAGTCCAAGAGGGTGTACGAAACTCCCTGACGAGAGATTGATGTAACGCGTCGGGGCAGAGCACAATCCTCATCGCCAGCCCAGAGTTTCGCGAACTCACGAGCCAACGTCCGCGCAGCCATACGACCAGCGACGGGCGGGGGAGTTCCGTACGAGTATGTAATTTCTACGTTGTAAGGGTTCCACAGCGTTGCGTTGTAGAACTGAATCGTAGAGTTGTCAACAAGGACATAGTCCTTGGGAGAAATAACGGTTCCGTTGTCGAGACGGACAGTGTGGATTTGCGTTACAGGGCGGGCACGGAGTCGGATACGTGCTTCGGGCGACGTCCACTCTTGTGCGTAAAGCATGACATTTCGAACTTCACCTTTGTACAGCGTGGCAATGTTCGTTTGAGTAGAAAGACCCGGAAGACTTCCAATAGTGTTTCGAATGTAGCGTTCGGTAGTCGTACCAGTTCCAAAGAACTTACGACCAGACATTGCCCACATCAGGTACGACGCAACTCGGCATGCCTCTTCGGCATACTCAGAGTTGGACATATCGCCAAGTTCACTTGGCTGAACCCACAATGCGGTCACGCTGTATCCTGTCTATAAAGTGAACGGTGGTGCGCCCATGAGAAGTCCCACAGACGCACCACCCTAGATAACCGACTAGGCCGAAGGGTCCGCGTCAGAGTTGATGACGTAGTCAACAGGGTTGGCAGGGTTGAAGTCAAGGCTACCAGGTACGTTGAAGTCGTCAAAAGCAGTTGGACTGCCTGAACCACTAACGGGGATAACGGTAACTGCTGTGGGGGCACCAGTTGTGTCGTTCCACGTGTAGAAGCCCTTGAGTCCGACGGGAGCGTACGCAGAGCGAGCGTACGCGTAGGGACGCTCTGCGGCAACTGGGAACTCCCAGCGACCGTCGTTTCCGTCGCCAAACTGCGCGTTTCCGAGTCCGTAGCCTTCGAACGTGTTGGCGAGCATACCGTTTTCGATAACACGGTCACCCGACTGACGCATCTTGACGTACGGGAAGACCCAGTGGAAGTATGGGTTGTCCTCATCCTTCTTGCCACCCCTGATGGCGTAAGACCAAGCCTCAATGGAAACACCATTACCAGCAGGGTCATCTCCAACACCAGGCGAAGCCCAACCAATCGAGAGGGTCGAAGCAGCCGAGTTGGCGAGCGACGAACCGTAGTTCTTGCGAAGCAAGAGACCACCCGAGAGGAGTTGAGACAGTTCGGGGTCAGGCTCACAGATGGCGAGTTCCATCGTGATGCGCTTGAGCGTGTCGGGAGCCTTGTACGAAACACAGATAGCGCCGTTAGCGCTCTTTTCCGTCATCTCGTCGCCCTCTTCATACTCGGGGGTAAATGAAAGTCGCATGAAAGCAGAAGTGGTGTACGAGTCACCATTACCGTTCAGCGGCAGTCCAGTCGAGGAAAGGCGGGTAACACGAATGCACACACCTTGAATGCTCGCTGCATATTCTTGAGTAGCCATTGTGACTATTCTCCTTATTGTTAATTTGTCAGTGTCAAGTCGACCTTGACACCTAGGTGGATGGATGTATCAAAGTAAACTGCGGCTGCCCGAGTTGCTTTGATTCTCATGTCATTCTTGTTACTTGTGACACCGTAGCCTTGCGCTAAGTTGTCGTTTACGACCTCGGATTTGCCCAAGTAAACTCGAACTTGCCCTGATGCGTAAATCCATTTGTATCGACTATTAGCCTGCATTTGAGCAGTTCCGCCTGAAGTAGCAGTAGACGACACAGTCACTGCTTTTGCATACTTAATAGTGGTGCCTGTAGTACCAGTAGTAGTCGTATATGTACCATTGAAAGTAGCGTCAACACCAGTCACAGTTACTGAGTCACCTACGGCAAGACCGTGATTAGTACTAGTAGTCAGCGTTGCGTTAGTTCCGTCAGCAGCCTTGTTGGTTACGTTAACTACTGGACCATTACCTGAGTAACCAGAGCCAACTACCATTGGAGTTCCACCAAAAGTCTGAAGGTGCTGGGTCGGAACAGTTGGTGCATGGAAAACCATTTGGTTATATGAACTAAGAATTGCAGCAGCATCACGAGTGATGTGCATAAATCCTTGTTCTCCTCCAGAAGAGTAACTACCGATGTTCTGCTCTAGAACAGAAATACCATGCTTGACTGAAATAGCAGCGCCATCAGAAGTCGGGTCTGCGACAGTGCCATCAGACTTGCGACCAGAAAGAATGTTTAGTGTAGTTCCCTTAGACAGGTACGGGTTTACTAAGTCAGTACCAGTACCCTGAAGAGCAACTGTTCCATCCCAGATTTCTGCCTCACAGGCTTTCTGAGATACGCCTTCAAGTTGACGCATGACACGAGCAAATCGGTCTTCACCGAGAACGCCAAAAGTAGAGTCGAAGTCTTCAACTTCGATAAAAAATGGTACGTGGTAACTATAACGAGGAGCAGTAGGGTTTGAGTCGACTACATAGGAAGTAGTACTGGTCTCATCCCAGTTACGGACATACTTAGGAGTAGATTCCCACCATTGGTTGAATCCACGAACCCACTTGTCTTCGCCGACGGGGTTCTCTGGCTTAACAACAGAAAATAAGCCAAACGCCGAAGGTACAATCTTCGGTGCCTCAAATGCTCCATCAAAAGCCATTGTGTAATCCTTAAAAGTTTAAAGTTTGGGCTGTGTAGGGTGACCCTCCGAAGAGGGCCACCCCCACGCC